TTACTTCCTGCTGCGTCGCTGTAAGCTGCTTAGTTAAGTTTGTGCGTACGCTGCCTATTTCCATAGTGTCGTAGTGCTCTTTTAAGCTGTCATACTTCGCTTTTACTATTTTTGCTGTAGCTTCTATTTGCAGCTTATCTATGCGTACTGTTACTGTATCGCATAGCGCGACGCTTTCCATAACCTGTATGTTTTTATAATCCTTTGTTTTTTTAAGCTGTGCGTACGATAGTGTAATATTAATATCTGGCTCGGTGCTTATTTTTTCTAAGTATGCCTCTGCTTTCGCTCTTAACATATCCTCGGTTATAATCGTACCGCTTTCCCATTCGCTGCTAAAGTCCACTATCTCGCAGCGCTTATATGCGTAATCTGCTGCGCCTGCGTGTACTAGTGTCTTTTCTTTTAGGCTTACGTATACCTCGCTTTCTTCGCCCTCTGGCGTGTACTTTGCATACGGGAATATAGCCGTTACTATATTTGCTATGTTACGCTCTTGTTTTGCGTCGGTTAGGTTCTTGCCGTATTCGATTGTTACGCCGTTGTCTGCGCCTCTCGCTTTTAATAACTCTATTCTGTAATTATTAAAATGATATTCGCCGCCCCACGTATCTAATATACTGCCCTCTACGCCGCCGAGTGCCTTACGCACGCTTACCACGTCTGCTATGCTCGTTTTGTTTACTGTTGTAATGTCGCTTACTGCTGTGTATTTGTGTTTAAATACTGCTGCCGCCAGCAACCTATTAAGCGCCTGCTCTGCATTTACTCCGCTTATGCTAAACCGCTCTACAGGGTTGCCCGTGAGCTCGTAGCTTATGTGCTCTGCGTTCCACGTCGTATTACTGCCTATCTGTTTGCCGCTTTTGTATATTCTAAATAGTTGCGGCTCGTCCGTGTCGTTCGCCTTTGCTTTAATTATAGCGTCCTCTGCTATATATTCCGCTAAGTGTCCTTTTGCTGGGTATATAAGTGTCGCCTCATATGCCCCGTTTCTCTCTTCTGTTACTGTGCAGCTTACCGCGTCTGTAAGTAAGCCTATGCCGTTTGTTGTAAAGTCTGTTTCGCTGGCAGCGTATAAAATTGGTATCATAGTTTGCACCAGCGCGGTACTATTTCGATTTTTGTTACATTACCCGCCCAGCTTATGTTATTGTCTCCTGCTGCCAGCTTAGGAAACGCCCCCACAAGCATTTTATTATTCTGTAATGTATCGCCCTTGTACGCGTTCATATTTTCGCTGTCTACCTCTATATATCCATCTATATTTTTAAAGCCGTGCGCGCGATTGTTTATATAGAGTGTTACGTTACCGCTGCCGTATATCTTCATATATGGCGTTGCTGTAAAGCCCTCTGGGTTTGTAATCGTGGCTGCTTTTGTTATCGTTATTGTTTCGTCTCCCTTTAGTGCTCTTTTATATGCCTTGCACGTAAACTGTATCTCTATTTGTCCCAACAGGCGCTTAGCAAGCTCTGACACGCTCGCCCCGCTGCTTAAGTATGCAAGTGTGTAATAGTCTCTGTCGTAAGTATCATAGAGTTTTTTATACTCTATGCCGCTGCCGTAGAGCCAAGCGTAAAGCCTGCGGGCGTGTTCCTCTAAGTCCAGCTTAAAGGCGTCTATATCCACGCAGCATACGTATTTACGCACATAATCGTTAAATTGCTGGTTGTCCAGCTCGTCTATGCGATTGTCTACTACAAAATTGCCGCGTGCTGGTACGTTTATAGTCTCTATTACAGGCTCGGCGGCGTTGTCCGCGCCGCTCTGCTCCATAATAAAAAGCCCCATATCGAGAGAATTAACGCCGTTATATGTAAAGCTATTAGCTGTATTATAATAATTACTAAGCATATACTCTGTCGTCCCTCTCTTTCATTTCTTCCGCAGTCTCTAACATTTCCTCTGTAAGCTCTCTTATGTCTGTATCTCTGTTGTTTTCAAAGTGTTCTATATTTACGTTAATCTCGTTTGTAATTTGCTGCGCCCTGCCGCCTTTTGCGGTGTCTATAGCTGTGTTTCTTGCCGTATTCGTAAGCGGCGTTACTACAGCTTTGCCGTTTACCATTTGTACG